TCATACCAAGGTCAACAAATACTTGGCATTTCATGATACGCATACCTACGGTACAAATTGCCAAGATGGCAAAGGTCTTCTTCCAGCAATTATGGAATTCCTTCGTGACCATAGAGAATGGGTTATCAACTACCATACAACAGAAAACAATGGTTTTACTGTTCTAGAAAAAACATTTGATTAATTTAAAATAATAGCCTATTATTATAATATCAACAGTGCACAACATAATGGAGAGGTGAAATGGCACATTTGGTAGAGACGATGGCTTATGCAGGTGAAGTTCCTTGGCACGGTCTTGGTGTACAAGTAATTGATGATCTGACTCCTGGTCAGATGCTAGAGAAGGCTGGACTAGATTGGACAGTTGAAAAAATTCCTACTTATGTAGATTATAAAGGTCAAAAGATTCCAACAGAAGACTCAGCTTTGGTTCGTTCTTCCGATGGAAAGATTCTTTCAGTAGTTTCTGGTGAATGGAATCCTGTACAGAATCACGAAGCGTTTGAATTCTTCCATGATTTTATTATGGAAGGCAACATGAAAATGCACACTGCAGGCTCACTTAAAGAAGGTAAGAATGTTTGGGCTCTTGCTAAGGTAAACGAGTCATTTGAGATTCTAGGTGGAGATAAAGTTGACAGCTACCTTCTCTTTTCTAATCCTCACGAGTATGGTAAGTCTGTTGATATTCGGTTTACTCCGATTCGTGTGGTTTGTAATAACACATTATCCATGGCTCTTGGTACTTCTAGTGATCTTGTGGTACGTCTCAATCACCGTCGCGTTTTTGATGCCGATATGGTTAAGCGCACTCTTGGAATTGCACATAGTAAAATGAGCACATATAAGGAAGCAGCTGAGTTTCTTTCATCCAAGCGTTATACAGAAGATACTCTTAACAACTACTTGAACGAGATCTTCCCAACACTTTCTAAGGCAAACAATGAGTATCTCTCACGTCCTGCTGAGCAGGTGTTGTCAGTAGTAGATACTCAGCCTGGTGCTGACTTTGCTCCTGGTTCATGGTGGAATGCTTTCAATGCCGTAACATTTACTACTGACCATCTTCTTGGTCATACTAATGAGTCTCGTTTGCAGTCTGCATGGTATGGTCAGAATCGTCAGCGTAAGATCTCTGCTCTTAACAAAGCTATCGAATATGCTGAGGCTGCATAAAATAACAATACAATGGATTGGTCTAGGGGGTCATCCCCTAGACTGGTTCTATTTAAATATCAGTAGATTTAATTCTGGAAACCCATATACTAGTTATAGAGTCGGTCCTATTTTGATTAAGAAATAGTTAAAGTAATATGACTAGTAAAAAGAAACCTAAGAAGACACCTTGCAAGTTAAAAAATCCTTATGCAATGTGTGATAAATGTAATTGTTGGAAAAAAACTAGAGAGTACTGTTCATGACTGAAGAATTTAATCAATATAAAGTAAAAGTGATCCTTAAGTGTGTATCTACTGGACATCATGACAAGGAACAATTCCCTGACAGAGAGTGTTATATGGACTTTGATGCCACAGATGCTAACATTCAAACAATGTTGGATCAATATAAAGATTTCTTATCATTTGTTGGCTATGTAATTAGACCAAACGATGAAATCAAACTGGTCAAACATTATGACTAATCCAAACAAAGAACTAAAGCTGGCATACACAGAAACTCTTGCCTTTATTAATGATATGTTGGATCGTTATGATGCTATTGTTGTTGGAGCAACAATGATGTCACTAACAATGTCACTATACAAAACGGTGTTGCCTCCAGATGATTTTAACAGTATGATTGATGCTGTAGCACAATCAAAAGATCAAGTCAGACCGTTTACACCACCTAAGGAAATGATGCAATGAGTAATGGACCAAATAAAGATGAAGTTCTTCAATATATTTCTCGGATTGAGAGGCTTGAAGAAGAAAAGAAATCAACTTCTGATGACATTAAAGATGTCTACGCAGAGTTGAAAGCTAATGGTTATGATGCTAAAATCATACGTAAGATTGTATCTATTCGTCGCAAGTCAAAAGAAGAACGTCAGGAAGAAGAAGCTCTTCTCGAACTCTATATGTCAGCTATCGGGATGGACTAATGAATAAACGTAGGCTACTTACTGACCGTGAAGGACCTCCAGGTTCAATGACTCAGTATCTCGTGGATGTATTGCTTCGTATCAAACAAGAGTCTAACGATGATTTTATTCGTACAATGGCACAAGGTGCTATTGATAAAGTGAATGAAGGTAACCCTCTAGAAGATGCAGTATATTATATGGCATCAAAACCTTTGATGGTTCAATCTGAATTGTATCTTACGTTAGCAAAGCAAGCAGTTGCAGACGCTGAAAGGATTCTTGGTGATGGGAACAGTCCTAGAGTTTAAAAAGAATAATATTGCGAAACCTGTTATTAATATTCCAGTTAATTTCTGGGATAGGTTTAAAGAGGTTCTCCGTAAATACTATTCAGAAAATGATGTTCATCTTATTGTAGCTGCTATTATGGATAAAGAATGCTACGAACGTACTAACGATGACATCCGTAAAGTAGCTGACATCTATTATAAGTTTGCTCCTGAAAGATGATTTGGTTAATAATATTTTTAATGGTGTGTAGCTTTGGGTTGGGCTTATCACTCAATTATGTGATTAAATATATCAATGAGTTAAATCAACAAATTAAACGTCTTACAGAAGAGGAAGAAAAATTTGTTGCAAAATTTAAACAAAGCATAGATACTATTACTAAAGAACAACTGACTAATAAGCCAGTTGACGTAAATTCTCTTAAAGCTAACTTAAAGAAGAAACACTAATGGCAGGATTGTTTATTGCTCGTAGATACTTAAATGAGAATGGTGCTACTAAAGCTGTAGATTATCATTTTGATACTAAGGAAAAAGCAGAGAAGTTTATTGAGATGGTAAGGCAAACTACACCAGTATCATCTGGTCATGGTTTTGATTTGCTTTCTCATGCTGATGGTGAAGTGATTGAACATTTTGATAGTAAGGAATAATTATGGCACATCCTCATAAAAATCGTCCTCGTAAGGGACGCCGCAAAGTAGGTTCCAAGAAACGCAAAGCTCGGAATAATCGTAAGAAGAAATGAGTACCTTGACATATAAAACGGAAGTGAAATATATTCCGTTTCCTCTTCTTGCTGTGAAGCTAAAAGATTACGAAAAACGTCTTTCTGATGCTACGTGGGATGAGGATAAAAGCCAAGTTGAAAAACTGAAAAAAGAGATATATAATATACAAGTACAAATTAGCTTGGGTGAAAAGTACGATATACCATTTTAGGACGGGTAGCTTAAAGGTGAAGCCGGCCGCTCATAACGGTCTTAGTGTAGGTTCGAGTCCTACCCCGTCCACCAAATATTTTTTACTAGTCCACATTTTTATGTGGACTTTTTTTTGTTTGTATCGTACTATATATTATTAGCAACCGGTGGAGGTGACCATGTCTATCTACGATGAAAGAAAAGATCTTTTTCCTATTGTTGTTGAGTTTGAAAAGACTCTTGCCAAAGGTGTACTAAATGGACTTACAGTTACAGATAAAATCCATTTTCCAAACGAAAGAGATGCCAAGTCTTGGATAGACGCTGTGTCAAAACTAAACCGTGATGGCAAATTTTATAACTTTAAAATGAGGGCCGCGTAATGAAATTATTACATAAGGTTACATTACTAATTTTAGTTTCTATTATTGCTTCTGCTGTTTTCAACATTTTAGTTGGAAACTGGAGTGCACTTGGAATGTGTATTACAGCTTTTGGTGGCTGGATGATTGTAGCAAAATATGAACAGATGGAAAGAAAAGCAAATGAAACTATTTCTAGTTGATGCCGTTTCTTCTTATCGTACATCATATGTTGTTCGTTGTGAAAATGAAGAACATGCTAAAGATACAGTAACATTGGAAGAAGCAAATGAGTTTAGCCAAGAATGGCTTGGTGAGACTATTTCTCGTGTTACTGAGATCACTGAAGATGATTATCTAGTTCTTTTTGATAAGGAAAACGATTATCTTAAAGAATGGGATATTGAGAAAAAGAAATCCCTGATTTCTACCGTCAATTATATTGTTACATCTGACGATAAAAAACCAGGGATTGATCCTATGTCTAGACCAGGCAATCTTTGATTACTTTTGTGCTACGTATGCACTAGCACCAAAGAATGTTGCAACAACACCAGCTTGTGCAATATAAAACATTTGTAGAAGGCTGGCAAGAGCAGAAACTCTAGCTACTTCTACAAGTGGAGAAAATAAAATAAGAGTAAAGAGGACCATTGAGAGCATGGCAACCCAAGCCATTCTTCTTAACTGGTCTTCTTTTTTGTCCTTATTTTCAAACTCAATCATATGTTCAGCTTTTTTCATTTCCTCATCACTAACAGTACCATCACCATCAACATCAAACTGAGCGTACTTTGAACCTTTTTCTAATGTTTTAGCAGCCGCCATTTTTAAGCTCCTTTATTGCTGTTTCCATAGAAGAATCCAATGATGGTAGCAACAGCAGTACCAAGCAAGAATCCTAAGATTATGTTTGCAAAATCTCTACCACCTTCTGGTAGATGTATAAATGTTATACAGAAGAAGTACACAGTTGAGCTTAATGCCCAAAACCATGAGTACCAATATATAAAATGACTAGCAGTTAAGTCACCTTTTTTGACAAGCTCTGTATGAAGTGCTCGTGCTTCTGATACATCTTTAGCGGATAATTCGTCTAAATTAGCCATTATAATATCTCCATCAACTAAATTCATCTAAAATTCATATTAAATTTATAAATATCACGGAGGTATTTATGAACAGGTTTGTCTTAGCAGGTTTTTTAATAATAACACCAGCTTCAGCTTCTGAGATGGTATTCAAGTTTAACAACCCTTCATTCTCTGGTGAAGGTTGGTCTTCTCATGTTCTTACTATTGAGAACCAAGAATACACTCGTAAGATGAAGATAATGGAAGATCAAAAAGCTGCTGCTGCCAAAGCGGCCGCTGATGCTAAGAACACAAATCTAGCTAAGTTCTTAAATAATCTTGAGAGTAGAATTTATGCTACAATATCTCAGAAAGTTGCAGAAAAGTTATTTTCTAATACTGGTGAGACTAACGGTAATTTCGACGTTGCTGGTTCCAATATATTCTGGGAACAAACGACAGATGGTATACATTTAATTATTACAGATTCAGGTGGTATGACTACTGATATAACTGTACCGGTAGGAAGTTTAGGTATATGAAGATATTATTAACTGCAGGGGTTGTATTGTTGATGCTTGTTGGCTGTAACTCTGTTCCTAGGGATTACAGAGACGAGCTCAAGACAGAAATGCCAACTCCAATTTATAAAAAGAGACAGAATGATCTAATTAATCTTGCACCTCCTGCTGGAGATCAAATTCCAGTTGCTGTTTATAAGTTTGGAGATCTAACAGGACAAAGAAAACCAAATGATCGCTTTGCTGATCTTAGCACTGCAGTATCACAAGGTTCAGAAGTATTCATGATTAAGGCATTACAAGATGCTGGAGGTGGGACTTGGTTTAAAGTTGTTGAGAGAGTTAACTTAGATAATCTAGTTAAAGAGAGACAACTTATTAAGAGTCAAAGAGAAGTATACGAAGGTAAAGAAGCTAAACCACTACAACCTCTTATCGTAGCAGGTATTATGATTGAGGGTGGAGTGGTAGGATATGATAGTAATGTTTCATCTGGTGGTGCTGGTGCTCGTTTATTAGGAATAGGAGCATCACAGCAATACCGTAAAGATGAAGTAACCGTAGTATTGAGATTAGTTTCCATTAATACAGGTGAGATTTTATTATCAACAGGAGTATCTAAGACTATTCTTAGCACAGGTACTAATGGAAATTTGTTAAAGTTTGTAGACCAGAATACTACTACAGTTGAGTTTGAAGCAGGTAACAACATCAACGAGCCTACAACGTATGCGGTTCGTATTGCTATTGAAGAAGCTGTAGTACAAATGGTTCGTGAAGGAATAAGAAAACAATTATGGAAGTATAAACCAGAAAAGAGGTAATAATGAAACTACTAGCAAGATTGACAGCGCTTTTGTCATTCTTGGTTATGTTTCAATATGCAAATGCTGCAAGTAATTTAATTATAGTTGATCAGATCGGTAGCAGTTCTACAGTTGATCTGACACAAACTGGATTAGGTAACAGCATTGGTGACGCAACAAATCACGCGATTATAAATGGTAATTCTAACGCTATAACAATAGATCAGATAGGTAATAATAATACTGCTGCTTATTCAGTAGACGGTAACGGTAATACTCTTTCTCATACCTTTACTGGTAACTATAACCAGTTAAGTTTGCTTTGTGTTACTTGTTCTTCTATTACTATGACTGATGTGGTCAATGGTAACTCTAATATTATCAATCGAAACTTTGATACATCATCTAGTACATCGACAATTAACATATCTTCAGATAATAATGATGTAACTATCAACAATGAATCCACTGCTATATCAGGTGCACAATCTGCTGTAGATATTTCAGGTGGTAATGGTAACACTGTACAAATTAGACAAAAAGGTGCAGCTGGTACTAATGGACATAATGCAAATTTAACTATAGTTGGAGCAACCAACTCAGTTAATATAGACCAAGGTGGTGGAGTTGACAGCAATGTTACAGCGACTATTACTGGTTCTGGCAATACTATGCACATCAACAGCAATTACTAATGCTGCTGTAGGCACAGTTACAGAACAGTCAGGTCCTACTGAAATAAAAAGAAACAAAGACGTAATACCTTCTGAGCTTAGCACAAAGGTAGAGATGGACGATACTGTCACTACTGCTAATGCAAAAGCGGGTATTACGTTTGAAGATCAAACACAAGTTCATATCACCGAGCAAAGCAAGCTCGTAATAGATAACTTTGTCTATGATCCCAATAAAGGTGCTGGTAAACTAGCTGTTAAGATTGCATTGGGGACAGTAAAGTATACATCAGGGCAGATTGCAAAGAATGACCCACAACAAGTTAAAGTTGAGACGCCATCCGCTACAATTGGTGTTAGAGGTACCGACTTTACGTCGACTGTTGACGAGATTGGTCGCAGTACTATTATTCTTTTACCTTCTTGTCCCACCGGGTTTAAGGATGTTGAGAAGGATTGTATTACTGGACAAATCGTAGTTATGACAGATGCTGGAGAGGTTTGGTTAACTAAACCATTCCAGGCGACATCAGTCGATACAAGAGGCAAGTTACCTACTAAACCTGTTCTTTTGGAACTAAGTGAAAATCAAATTAACAATCTGTTGATTGTAACACCACCTAAAGAACTTAAAAAAAACGAAGATGAAACTATTCTTACTAAAAACTTCCTAGATCAAGATTTTCTTAATGTAGATTTTTTAAAGTATGATGAACTTAATAAAGATTATCTTATTAACAGTAGATTGGATGTTAATTACTTAGATCAAAATTTCTTATTAAATGTTCTTGATGCTCAAAGTTCTCAATTTCTACAGAGTGAGCTAGAAGAGTTCAATTCAATGCTTCCTAATTATAACAAATATAATAAGGCTGCTGGTCTTAAATTCTTTGTAGATGAGACTAACAATTTAGTACTTTACAGAGAAGATCCAAATCATTACGCAGAACTAAACGTTCAGGATACCCATACAGTAACATACAATTTAACTCAAGATGCTATTTCAATTAAACAAGTTGTAAATAGCGCTGGCTCTACAACAATTAACATAAAGCAATCGCTATGAAAAAGATACTTTTATTTCTTTTATTATGTACACCATGTTATGCTGGTAGTAATATTATAAATTTGTCTGGTAGTTCTAATGCAATAACTGCTACACAGGTAGGGGATCCTTCATCTAGCTTTCTAGCAACTAACCTAAATAACAGTACTGTTTCTATAGATCAGGAAGGTGGAGGAAGTCATAGTTCTAATATAGAATTATATGGTAATTTTACTAATTATTCTATATCTGTTACACAGAATAGCTCGTCCAATCTTTCTTATTCCATACAACAGTATTGCGGTATATCATCTTGTAATCCATATCCATTGATAGTGAACCAGACACAATGAAAAAAATTCTTACATATCCTCTTTCTTTACTTGTTCTTGTTGCATTAATAGCAATTAAGGTATTGAATCCATATCCTGTACAGATACTGGAATTGAAGTCTATTGACTATACACTACGTAGTAAAGAGATAACAACAAACGAGGATATTGTAATTGTAGATGTATCAGATAAGACTCTTGAAAAGCTAGGTCAATGGCCTATCGATCGTAAAGAGTTTGCTGATATGATTGAACGTCTTCGTCATTATCAAGCTGGTGTTATTGTATTTCCTATTTTGTTTTCAGAACCAGATAGAAGTGGACACGATAATGAATTTGCAAAATCTATTGGATCAGGCGGTATCGTACTTGCTCAAGTGCCTACCAACCAAACCCAACGACCTGATGCTGTTAGGAGAGGATTTTCTGCCATTGGTGCTGACCCTCTCCCCTATACTTTTAGCTGGCCTGGTGCTGTTGCTCCATTAAAACAATTTGCAGATAATGCTGCAGGTGTTGGTACAATTGCATCAACACCAGAAATAGATGGTGTTATCAGACGCATGCCAATGGTAGTTAGAATTGGTGATCAATTATATCCTTCACTACCATTAGAAATTATTAGGACATTAACAGATGACCCATCGTTCCAAATTAAAACTGGAGAAGCAGGTATCGAGGCTGTACGCATTCCACAGTTTAAGACTGTTAACACTGATGCTCATGCTCGTATCTGGATTGACCCTTCTAGTCGTTTTAAGCATGTAGACTTCCTGGATGTAGAACAGAAAGATGTAGAAGGTAAATTGGTTATTCTAGGTGTTTCTGCATCTGGTGTGTCTACAGTAGTTGCAACACCTCATGGTGAACAATTTGTACAAGACCTACAAGCACAAGCATTGCTATCAGTGTTTGCAGGTACAACTCCAGAACGTATTGCAATTGCACCTACAGTAGAACTTTTAGCATTTGCATTACTAGGACTCTTAATTGTATTAGTAGTAACTAGACTACCTGTACTTTGGACTGTTCCAGTTTATATTATATTATTTCCAGCAATAGCTTATACACAAAGTTATCTGTTTAAAAACTATAACCAACTTTGGGATTCATCTTATATACTACTTGCAGGTTCACTAATTTACTTTATGATTGTTGCTCAGAAGATGATATCTGAGTATATGCAAAAGCTACAAATTAAGAAACAATTTGGAACATATCTATCACCAGCAATGGTTGAAAAGTTACAGAAAAATCCAGAACTACTTCAGCTTGGTGGTGAGACACGTGAGCTCTCAATTATGTTTACTGATGTTCGTGGTTTTACTTCTATCTCAGAACATTATGGTGCAGACGTTCAAGGTCTCACTAAGATTATGAATCGTTATATGACTGCAATGACTCAGTCTATTTTAGATTCAAATGGTACACTTGACAAATATATTGGTGATGCACAAATGGCATTCTGGAATGCACCACTCGATGATCATAATCATGCAAAGAATGCTGTTGATGCTGCAGTCAAGATGCTAGGTAAGTTAAAGGATTTCAACGATGAGATTGCAAAAGAAGGTGTACCACCATTTGGTATGGGTCTTGGTATCAACACTGGTAGCGTCGTTGTTGGCAATATGGGCAGTACACAACGCTTTGACTATACTTGTTTGGGAGATAATGTCAATCTTGCGTCACGATTAGAAGGTCAATCAAAAAACTACGGTGTTTATATTATACTTGGACCAGCAACAGCAGCAGCTGTAAAGGGTGCATACAATGTTATTGAATTAGATTGTATTGCTGTTAAGGGTAAAAAAGAAGGTGTGAAGATCTTTACAATCATCGATAGTGCAGATTGGGCTAACAGTCACGAAAAAAATCATATTAGATTCTTATCATTCTATTATGAAGGTGATTGGGGCAGAGCGAGAACATATGCTAGAGAATCTAAGAAGCTATTTAATGGAAAGCTTGAGCACTACTATGACATGATGCTCGAGCGTATGGAAAGTGAACCACCAAAGAACTTTGATGGTGTTTATAGAGCTACTTCGAAGTAATTACTTTTTCTTTTTCTTAGCACATTTCTTTAGCTTAGGATTAGCAGCACATTCTTTCTTAAGTGCCTCTTCTGCAGCTTTCTTGGCAGCCTTCTTTTCTCTATTCTTTTTGATAGCTTGTTCAATACGTGCTTTGTTTGCTGCAGCTGTTGCTGGATCTACCGGTTTATTAGCTGCATATGCACTAGTTGAAAGTAGGAATGCAAATGCTGTTGCTACTAGAATCTTTCTCATTAGTCTCTCCTCTTAACAGATGATTTATTATTCTCATCATCATACTTTTTAATATCAGCTTTACCATAGTTAGGTTTTTGTTTAAGTGTTACAGTCATTCTTAGTTTTTGATTTAATCTGATAAGATCATTATCTAATCTACGAACTCTATCAATTAAACCAATAAGTGTTTTATTAGCATCTGCAAGAACTGGACTTACTTCAGTTGTCGTCCACATCCAGATAAAGTAAATAAAGTATCCCATACCACCAGCTGCAATAATTGGAAACCCATACTTATTGACCAGTTCTCCTATATCCATGTCCATTTGTAAACACTTCCACTTCTTTTAAAAATTTAGTTTGTAACAACAATCTTCTTTTACTAGCATCATAAACTGAATAATATCTTTTATCATTTATCTTAGAAACTCTCACCTCAATTACGAAGTTCGTCTTCTGATTCTCCGCCATCTTCCGTTCTTACTAATGTTCTCATATCGTTAGATCTTGAACTTATTTCCGGATCTGTTGGCACTTCAATAATCTGAGACAGAAGTTTATCTGTTTTTACTATCTCATTATTAATAACTCTTACACGTGCATCAAGGCCGGAAATAATTGCTTCTAATCCTTTAATAGATTTAATAACTGTACCTAAGATAAATTGCATCATCTTAAAAACAAAATATCCTGCTGCAGCTGCTGCTGCAATTGGAAAACCAACATCAGCTAAAAGTTTTACAAAGAATTCCATATCAGTGTCTCAAATAAAATAAAATACCCATACCAATTGCAAAAAGAACAACTATACCAATAAGCGATGCAAGTATTATTTGTTTAGTATTTTCTGCATCAATTTGTCTGTTACGTTCTTCTAATGCTGCTCTTTCTTTTGCTTTTCTATAAGCCTCCTTTTGTGCAGGAGACATCATAGCTATTCTTTTTCTTTCCTGTTCATCAGCAAGTTCTCTCATTGCCTGCTGACGTAGTAAATTATTATTCTTAGCAATCTCATTATTTATTTTGACAATTTCATTACGTGCTTTTATCGCCTGATTCTTGGCTTTCACCTTTTTCAAATCATCTGATATTCCAAACACGGAGTCAGTAATTGCTTCACCCCATTGCTTACCTATATTTGCTGCTTCTTTTGGATCTGTAGGTATCATAATATCCTCATCTGGTATCTAGAACTATATACTTTCCGTTTTGACAAGTTAATCTTATCCTTATAGTTGGATCTGATTTACTCACCGCTTCAACCCACGCATTGTAAATAGACTGTTTCGACCAGTCGGACTTCACGTCCCACCTAGGGTAATAGTATTCCTTTACATTATGTTGCCAATACACCAATCGCCAATAACACTGAGACCACTCCATATCAAACGTCTGAGGGACGTCGATTTTAGACTCCTATTAAACACTAAATGATTTACCACATCCACATGATGAAGATTCGTTGGGATTTCTTATCACAAGCGAGCTGCTTCCAAGCTTCTGTTCATAATCAATTTCAGTGCCTATAACATACATAAGGCTCATATCATCAACAATTAAATTGTGTGTTTCATCCAATGGAACTATACTGTCCAGAGGATCTTTATGATCTGACAATTCCCATTTGTAGCTAAATCCAGCACAACCACCACCAATAACTTCCAATCTAATGGCATTGCTTTTTTCAGAAAAGCAAGCATTTAGGAGGTAGTTTTTGGCTGGTTCTGTTATGGTAACTAAATTTTTCATGGCAGATATCACAAAAATGTTGACTTATTACGGGTATTATATTATATATATTTATGTAGATGCCTTATGGATCTACGTTACATTAACCTTGCTTAATAGGAGGATGGATATGACATCTCAATTCGCTAGACTTTTTGATTTGCCTAATTTTGATCGTTACTTCGTTGGTTTTGAGCCAATGATCAAGAGATTCGAAGAAGCCAATCAAACACTCGCAAAAGTAATTCCAAACTACCCACCATACAATATTGCCAAAGTTGACGAAAACAAGTACGTCATCGAAATGGCTGTTGCTGGTTTTGGAAAGCATAATCTTGACCTTGAGTTCCAGGATGGAACTTTAGTTATCTCTGGTAATTCAGCTGTAGATAACGGAGAGGGAGAATATGTTTATAAGGGTATCGCAGACCGTGCATTTACTCGTAAGTTCTCACTTGCAGACACTGTGGAAATTAAGAATGCTGAACTTGTAAACGGCATGCTTAAGATTTGGCTTGAAAATATTATTCCTGACTCAAAGAAGCCTAAGAAGATTGATATTACTGATACTGCTACTGAGAGCAAAGTTGATACAAAGCAACTTCTAACAGAAGATAAGAAAGTAAAGTAATATGACATCTATAGGTAAAAAAGTAACTCGCTGGCTTAAACGTCAAGCGAAAATGAGACAAACTGTTCGTGAACTAAGTGCTCTTTCAGATAGAGATCTTGCTGATATTGGCATTCATAGATCCAATATCTATGACGTAGTAAGATCACGCATATGATTGATGCTGTAACTCTTTTAGTAACAGCTGTTATTGGTCACTTGTTCTTTAAACAAATATAAGGAGAATAATATGTGGCCATATACAGTAGATGAATTAGTCTTCATCAACACAGGAGCAAAATGATGGAAGAACTTAACACATTCATTGATACAGTTCAAAGTACAAAGAAAGCTGTAGTCAAATCAGTAGTAACTAATCCGGTTATTGCAGAAAGTCTTAATGGTTTTGTAGATGCACAAACAGCATATACAAAAGAAGCTGTTAAGGCAACTGTAAGCGCAGTTGGTGTTATCACCAGCGAACTTGCAAAGATTACAGAACAACTTTATAATGGTAAAGCATTCAAGGCTATGCAGACAAAGATGAGTGACGATCTTTACTCATCTTTCTGGAAAGAAGCTTTCAAATACTATAATCCATCATACAAGTAATACCAAGGGGGCTACGGCCCCCTTTCTTTATAAATACAGCATGGACACATTTAAACAATTTTATGAGAACTTTAGAGATGGCAGAAACCCTCAAGACAAGGGTGACATGGCTCGTCATGGTCTCAAAGGTAAGTCCATTTCCCAACTGAAGAAAATTAGATCTTCTGATTCTGCATCACCAAGAGCAAAACAACTTGCTCATTGGTTTATAAACATGCATAAAAAACATTGATTTAATTCTACAATCGTTCTATGATAATAGAATGAACAAACTAAACAAAGACATTATACGAAAACAAATCCTAGAGTATGCACCTAGGATGCAACAATTATTGCCAGACCATCCATCACATCCTGGTGGAAGAATAGCAATTGCTCATATGTATTCTGTGCTAGAAGGTGTATTTGGCAAACCAATTAGTCAAGTAAGAGATTGTCGTTTACAAGATGCGCTTGACATTCTTAAGTATACTATGGATAATGTATCTCAACAAAGACTAATTACACCACTTCGTGAAATATACAAACCAGAGCCAGACGATCTTCCTCCTACCACATTGGATAAATTCTTTGAGTAAATTTTACACCAACGTTTCTCTATATCGCAATGACATTTTGCTACGTGGCTATGAAGATGGTCAACGTGTCCAATATACTATACCATGCAAGCCCTATCTTTTCATTCATTCTAAACTCCCCAACTCACCTTATCGTAATCTGAAAGGTAAACAAGTTGACAAAGTGGAATTTAATTCGCCTTCTGCTGCTCGTGACTTTATTAAACGTTACTCTGATGTTGAAGGATTTACTTACTATGGATTTACAAACTTCGTTTATCCATTTATCAATGACTATTATCCCGGTGACATTGATTATGATCCTAGACTTGTATCTATAGTTAATATCGATATCGAAGTTGCAGCGGATCAGGGGTTTCCTAATATTCAGACTGCAGACAAAGAGATTACTGCAATTACAATGAAGAAGGATGACATATATGTTGTTCTTGGTTGTGGTGAATTTACTACAGATGATCCTAAAGTAAAGTATATTAAATGTAAAGATGAGGCAGAATTGCTTCTTAAATTTTTAGATGTATGGCGTGCAAAGTCTTTCTCACCAGATGTTGTTACTGGATGGAACGTAGAGTTCTTCGATATTCCATACATCATTAACAGAATCAAGCGTGTGCTTGGAGATGCGATGGCAAAGAAGCTATCGCCATGGGAATTATTAGAAGAGAGAACTATTACTATTGCAGGAAAAGATAATCAAGTATATGTTCCTACAGGAATTACTATTCTTGATTACATGCAACTTTATCGTAAGTTTTCTTTTACTATGCAGGAATCTTATCGTCTAGATCATATTGCTAACATTGAACTGGGTGAACGTAAACTTGACTACTCTGAGTACGAAAGTCTTTTTGACCTCTACAAAAAGAACTATCAGTTATTCATTGAGTATAACATCCGAGACGTTGACCTTGTTAATCGTTTAGATGATAAACTGAAACTGATTGAGCAGGTATTTGCTATTGCTTATGATGGTAAGGTGAACTATCAAGATACGTTCACCTCTGTGAGAATGTGGGATGTTATTATCCATAACTACCTGCTCAGTCAGAACATTGTTGTTCCTCAACTTAAGTTCACCGAAAAAGAAAGACAGATTATCGGTGCTTACGTTAAGGATCCTCAGGTTGGTATGCATAAGTGGGTTGTATCGTTTGACTTAAACTCACTCTACCCTCACTTGATTATGCAATACAATGTTTCACCTGAAACATATGTTGGACATATCTCTGCTATCAATGGTGAAGAGGGGATAGAAAAAATATTGAATGGATATCTCAATGAACCTTCTGTACGTAATCAGCTTTTATCTTCCAACGTTACTTGTGCTGCTTCTGGCTGTATGTTTGACAAAGATTATCAAGGCTTTCTTCCCAAACTAATGCAGAAGATGTATGATGATCGTGTTGTGTACAAAAAGAGAATGATTGAAGCTAAACAACAACATGAAAAGAATCCTACATCTGATACAGAAAAAGCTATTGCACAGAATCATAATATGCAGCTAGCTAAGAAGATCCAACTTAACTCAGCTTACGGTGCGCTATCTAACGAATATTTTAGATGGTTTGATCCAAAGCTAGCAGAATCGATTACACTCTCTGGTCAGCTTTCCATTAAGTGGATGGAAAGAGAAATGAACAAATACCTAAACAAACTATTTAAGACTAAGGATAAAGATTATGTCATTGCTTGCGATACGGATTCTATGTACATCACGCTTGACGCTTTGGTCAATCAATTTTTTGACGAGGGCGATGCAATTGAACCAATCGTCAAATTCCTGGACCGAGCATGCGAAGATCGCATTGAACCTTTTATTGAGTCGTGTTACGAACAGCTTAGCGGATATGTTAATGCCTACGACCAGAAAATGAAGATGAAGCGAGAAGCTATCGCTAATAAAGGTATCTGGACTGCTAAGAAGCGATACATTCTCAACGTATGGAACAACGAAGGTGTTCAGTATACAGAACCTAAACTAAAGATGATGGGAATTGAAGCTGTTCGTTCATCAACACCTGCTGCCTGTCGTGAAAACATTAAGAAGTGCATTAAGGTTATCATGAACGAGACTGAGCAAGCTACTATCGAGTTTATACAAAACTTTCGTAATGAGTTTGCCAAACTTCAGTTTGAAGATGTTGCATTTCCAAGAGGTGTAAAGCTAACTTACACTGTCAAAGAAGGTGATGCAATCTATAATAGGAATTATGTACTTGGTCAGAAGTCTCTTCCTATTCACGTTAGAGCTGCATTACTGTACAATGATATGTTAAAGAAAAACAAACTCGATCAAAGGTTTCCTATGATACAAGATGGTGACAAGATTAAGTTTTGTTATATGAGAATGCCTAATCCATCCAGAGAAAATGTATTTGCATGTCAAAGTGCTTTGCCAAGACAACTTGGTATGGATCAATACATAGATTACGATACACAATACGAAAAGGCTTTCGTTGAACCCATCAAGACAATTCTTGATGCCATTGGTTGGCAGGTTGAGAAGAAAGCATCACTCGAAGATTTTTTTGCTTAAGGAGTTACCATGGCTACTAAAAGTCCTTTAGATTTTGATACAGATTTTGACTTTGGTTTTGATTTTAGTGATGACCTAACTGATGCAGTCACAGAAAAAGAACAACAGGCAGCTGCAGCTCAGACCAAAGCTGAAACGATGTATAAGATGATTATGCCTCTTCTTAATAATCTTAAGAAGAATCCTGACAAGCCAAATATTGTTTGGCCTGATCGCGAAAAAAAGATTGACGAATTTATTAAAAAGTTAGAGAATGTATTAAAGAGTTGAACACAAGGATATATTATGTCACTTATTAACCGTTTGATTAAAAATTCTACCATTGAAGATACATCTGTCATTACCGAGTCAAAGATCTACGGTAAGAAAGATATGGTTCCTACTCACGTTCCAATGGTGAACGTAGCACTATCTGGTACTGTCGATGGAGGCTTGACACCAGGACTTACTGTTCTTGCTGGACCATCTAAGCATTTTAAATCTGCCTTTTCTCTCCTTATGGCAGCAGCTTACATGAAACAGTATCCAGATAGTGTCCTTCTTTTCTATGATTCGGAGTTTGGTACACCCAAGAGTTACTTCGATGCATTTAATATTGATATGGATCGTGTAGTTCATACTCCTATCACTGACATTGAACAACTTAAGTTTGATGTCATGAAACAGTTAAATGAAATCACCCGTAACGATAAGGTTGTTATTGTTATTGACTCTGTTGGTAACCTTGCTTCTAAGAAAGAAGTAGAAGATACTATGAACGAGAAGTCAGTTGCTGATATGTCTCGTGCAAAGAGTCTTAAGTCTTTGTTCCGTATGGTAACTCCTCACCTTACAATCAAAGACATTCCATTGATTGTTGTTAACCACACATACATGGAAATTGGAATGTATCCTAAAGCAATTGTTGGTGGTGGTACTGGTATCTACTACTCAGCTGATAACATTTGGATTCTTGGTCGTCAGCAAGATAAAGATTCTGATGGTATCAATGGTTATCACTTTATCATTAACGTTGAGAAGTCTCGTTATGTCAAGGAGAAGGCTAAGATTCCAGTAACAGTATCATTTGAAGGTGGTATCAAGAAATGGTCAGGTCTTCTCGATCTTGCATTAGAAGGTGGGTTTGTAGTTAAGCCATCTAATGGTTGGTATCAACTTGTTGATCGTACTACTGGTGAAGTTTCTGGTCAGAAAATGCGTGCAGCTGACATTGAAGACAATGGTGCAATCTGGAAAGAGTTGTTTTCTAAGACAGACTTTGCTACGTGGATTAAAAACAAGTATGCATTGACTACAGGGAGCTTAGTATCCAATGATGAATAATAAACCTAAAGTAAAAGAACGCTCAGAAGAGTTTACTACATTTATGAATAACGAGCAGCAATCAGCTATTCGTCAACTTGGTAATGATCTACACCGTGTTAATAACTCAGTAATTCGTTGTGTAGAGTTAGGGCTTGCAGTTGAATTGCAGAGAGTAGCTCGTCATCATGCAGATGGTGGTTATTGGGGTGATTTGTTAGTGCCAGTAGTAATGAAGCAAAGCACAAAGAAAGATCTTTAATGGAAAAAGAGAAGATGGAAAGACGTATTGAACGTCTTATGCTTCCTATCGAAACACAGATTATGATGTGTGATGATCAAAACGACCTACTGCTTCTTGCAGTAGGTATGCTTCGTAAGACTATTCTTATATTTGAAAATCAATATCAAAAAGATGGTAGAAAAGCTGTTATCGAGAGTTTTAATCAATGAGCGATGATTTTTATTCATTAGAAGATACTCTTAAAGAAGTATCTGATATACACAAACTAGCAGTCACTCAATGGGTATTCAAACATATTGTTGAGCATGCACAAGAAGGTGGTTCGTATCGCTATTTAATCTATGATCGTCTTGGGTTTGGTCCAGAAGCATATGCACCATTATGTAGTGACGGTCTAACTATTTCTAATGAGTTTGATTTGACCATTATGGATGAGATTAGAAAAGTCATCAAAGAATATCAATATGCAGAATATAAACATTTGAAACCAATATTGAATATGTGTGATGAACCAGACTGTTGGGAAGAAGCAACTTGTGGTTGGCCTTCTGAAGATAGTTATCGTCACACTTGTTATGAGCATATGAAAAAGAATGATTGAAAAAACAATACTATCACATTTAGTTTATAATGAAGCATTTGCAAGAAAGGTTCTACCTTTTCTTAAGGATGAGTACTTTCAGAATCAACCTGATAAGGTTGTTTATAGATTAATTGCAGATTATGTACAGAAGTATAATAATACTCCTACCAAGGAAGTATTATTTCTTGAATTGAATAATAAAGAAGGTCTTTCTGAAACTACGTTTAAAGATTCTAAACGTACAATAGAAGATCTGCAGACAGACAACACAGACATACAATGGTTATTAGATAGTACAGAAAAGTTCTGTCAGGATAAGGCTATTTACAATGCAATTATGGCATCGATTAAAATCCTCGATGATAAGACTGGACAATCATCTACAGGATCGATCCCAAATCTACTCTCAGACGCTCTTGGGGTTAGTTTTGATGTTTCAGTTGGTCATGACTATTTTAGCAATAGTGATGATCGCTATGAGTTTTATCATCGCAGGGAAGAACATATTCCCTTCGACCTCGACTTCTTTAATAGAATCACTAAAGGTGGTCTTGTTAAAAAGACCCTTAACATTGCATTGGCTGGCACGGGTGTGGGTAAGTCTCTTTTTATGTGCCATTGTGCTTCTCATAATTTGGTGAGTGGTAAGAACGTACTCTACATTACAATGGAAATGTCAGAAGAGAAGATTGCTGAACGTATTGATGCTAACCTTCTTAACACGACAGTAGATGAACTTACTGTAATGCCAAAGGACGTCTATGATAAAAAGATTGGTAGAGTAAAAGAGAAGACTGTTGGTAAATTAATTATTAAAGAGTATCCTACAGCATCTGCAGGATCAGCTAACTTCAGGCATTTGATCAATGAACTTAGAATTAAGCGCAATTTTATACCCGATGTCATATACATTGATTATCTTAACATATGTAATTCTAGTAGAATACGTTCTGGTTCTAATGTTAACTCCTACACCTTTATTAAAGCAATCGCTGAAGAGTTACGCGGGCTTGCTGTTGAGTTTAATGTTCCTATTGTATCTGCTACACAAACTACCAGAGGTGGTTATGGCAATTCCGACGTTGAACTTACAGATACTGCTGAATCCTTTGGCTTACCTGCTACTGCGGACTTAATGTTTGCATTAGTAAGTACAGAAGAGTTAGAGCAACTTAATCAGATTATGGTTAAGCAATTGAAGAATCGTTATAATGATCCTACATTATATAAGAGATTTGTTGTAGGTATTGATAGAGCAAAGATGAGATTGTTTAACACAGAACAGTCTGCACAAGATAATCTCATAGACGATACGCCAGTGTTTAGCAAAACTAAAGCTGGCCAGTCACTAGATAGTGAAAAGAAAAACAGATTCAGCGAGCTACTTGTATGATTGTAATTGTTTTAGGTGTAACTATATTTTTAATTTTAGCAGGTGCATTCTTCATTAAATCTATAGAAGAAGATGAATTAGATGATAGATGAAGATGAAGAATATGCAGATTGGGTAGCTGATGTAATTTTATCATATTTTACATCCCAGCTTCAATCAGGAAGATCTGTAATATATGAATCTGAAATATGGCAGCTTCTTGGCCAGGAATTACCAGAGGGTCAAGAAAACAGGATGTTCAGATTAAAGGAATATGTTGGTGATCCACAGATTGAACTAGAAAACGAAAACGTTGTAGATTTCACCAAATACAAAAAAAGGCTGCACTAGGCAGCCTTTTTCTTTTTATTGTATCTAAATCTATTAGTGATACAGCTTGTTGGTTTCAAATGCAGTGACCCTATGAAAGACACCACGATCTGAAGCTTCTTGTGTAAGACGTTGGCCAGCAATCTCTCTAGCTTGGAAAGCTGCATCTTCTGAGTCATACACAGCAATCACATACTCAGTCAAGTATGTAGGATCAACTTCGATAATTACATAAGACATATTAACGACCCTTCCTTCCAATATATTCCATCACGTATGTTTCTGATCCGTCAGGATGTCTATGTGAACGGATAATAACCCATCCATTTCCTTGTAATTCACGTAAGCGCTTTACACAATAGCGCGGCTGACCTGTAAATGTCTTAGTCATAATCTTGACTCCTTTTCATATTATAAACATACGATTTTATGAAAAAAAAGACAACAACTATTTTCCCTCAGTTTATATCAAGATCAAACTATAAATCCCATATTTTTGCATGCTAACTACTTGATATTACACGATTTTTATCCCCTTGATATCTAAGGGTTTTTTATAACCCCTTGTAATTACACAAGAATTTTTTCAAGATTTTGAGCAGATTTCTAGTATTTGTATATTGACAGCACTTGAAACAAATCCAAAATATATTTCCCAATAATATCAAGCAGTTAGTTATAACCCGCTGAAATCATTGTGGTTTTTATTTGTTGCCTTTTTTTCCAAAATGCCAGACTATAACAAGGTAAGGAAATAACTGGGGCCAAAAAAACGTGTCAAACATCTCAAAAATATATGTTGACATTATTTGTAATTCCAGTATACTTAACCTTGTAAGATTCAAACAAACAAATCTTACATCTAACACTAACACACAAACATACATCGTTATATAAAGGAGACTACATTATGACTAAGACAGAAATGGCTAAGAAGATTGTTGCTGATAACGCTAACGCTTCGCGTAAGGAAATTATCGCTTTGTTCATGTCACAACTTAACATGACTAAGGCTGGTGCTACGACTTATGCTTATAACTTGGCTAAGGGTGCTGGTAAGTCTGTACGGACTGCTAAGGCTCCTAAGGTTAAGGTTTCAGGTCCTGCTATCAAGGCTAAGAACCTGAACACGATCAAGCAGGTCGCTGCAAAGCGTTCGCCTGTAGAGTTAAAGGCTGATAAGCTCGATCGCGCTGCTAAGCAGGCTGTTGTTGATAACTTCTCAGAAGAAGCTGATGCATTCATCAAGACTCTTACTGCTCCTGCACGTAAGTTCATCTCTGGTGCTGAATAATAACATTATTGGGGAGGGATTTTTTTCCCTCCCCGATGTATTCTAGATAAAAACTTTTATATATAGTACAAGGGAATACTCCCTTGACAACTATAGGACTAACAAATGCACTCTTTGTCGTGTCAGACAAAAACATATCGCCTCCCAAATAGCGGACAAATTGCTCCGATGGCTGGCGTATGGTCAGAACACAAGGAGCGCTCAGTGTAAAATAGATGGTTATAATCTAGATTCACTGAGCGGCCTAGGAAACTAGAGCCGCTTTTTTGTTAGTCAAATAGTTGTTGACATTTATTTGTAAATTTGCTATATTAAGACTTGATGCTGTTCCAAGGGTATAAGAACAGCCCCTGACTGGTACTTGAGCCAAATGGCCGAATAGGTGGTTTCCAGCTGGGTAGAAGGACAACGCAAGTTGTCTCTTCACGAACTCTATAGCCAGTTCTCGAGGCTGGTCTCTGGAAGATAGGGGTCCGTGTGACCCTGAAGACGGTTCGAATCCGTTACGGTCTGATCAACCGATAGAGTTCTTGTAGAGATAATAGTTGTCTCTTCACGGATACATGGCATTGTTGTCAAGCCTGGATGGAATTTCCTACGTGGGCATTGTTGTCAAGCTGTGTATCTTTGTAGAGATAATTGTTGTTTCTTCATGGGTACATTTGTAGGAGCTAGAAACAGCGAAGAGCCACTTTCTAGCGACAAGGCTAAAGATCAAAACGGTCTTACTTACTTCTTAACGAGTAGCCGGTTAGGAGATGTATCCTTGAAGAGATAATAGTTGTCTCTTCATGGGTACATCAGAGCCCGAAGTGTGTGCACAATACTTAGCACGGAGGTAGGCTTCCCATTACCGGTGATCAGCGCTGTAAGTCCGGGTGGTATCGGAAGTTAGATAGCTGGTGTATCCTTGTAGAGACAAAAAGTTTTTCGGAGTAGATCAGCGGTAGATCAGCTGACTGTTAATCAGCCTGTCGCAGGTTCGATCCCTGCCTCCGAAGCCAAATTGGAGATGTTCACACTAGTCTCCGAGACTAGAGTTATATAAATAAAATATAACTCATAGGAGACTATTATGGCACCACCTAAAAATCCAAAAAATAGATATGGTAATCGTAAAAATGATTCTGAAGTGTTTGTATTCAATTCGACATATCCTAGACACAAACTGAAAGAAAGAATCATTAAACAAAAATTAATACCTTACAAATGTGATGTTTGTGATAACAATGCTATATGGCAAAACAAGCCAATGACATTAATTCTAGATCACATTAATGGTATTAATAATGACAATAGAATTGAAAATTTAAGGTTTGTGTGTAGCAACTGCGATAGTCAATTGCCTACTTATAAATCACGTAATAGGAAAGGTGGCGGAGCGGTTTATCGCCCTCGTCTTGAAAACGAGTTTACGTGAACAGCGTAACGTGAGTTCGAATCTCACCCTTTCCGCCAATATTGTAGGGGTTGGAATCCCTATTAATCCCTCACTAATGGCTGTGCAATTGAGTGAGGATATAGCTAG